CAACGCCAGCGTTACCATTAGCGCCAATAGCGCCGCCTACCCACTCAATTGATTGTCCAAAGTTATATGTCTTCTTCCAATCGGCATTTGCTTCTGCAAGGAAGCGTGTGAAATTCCAAGTAGTACCGCTACCATCACTACGACGAATCTTAATGATTGGAAGATCAGGTAGTGCAACACCAGGATTGATTGCTGCAATTTCCTTGTCATTCCAACGCTTGATTTTTTCCATATAGATTTTAGCAAGGATATCAGTTGAAAGAACTAGCTTACCACTTGCAACTTCTTTGAGATTTACAACTGGAACAATACCACCAACGATCATTGGGAACTGCACTTGACCTTTCTTTTCTAGGTCTTCTGGCTTTACTGGAATATCAGTAGCACCAAATGTAACTGTTTTAGCTTCAATCTGTTTAATACCTGCGCCACTACCGATTGCTTGATAGTTTAAGGTATTGCCTGAACTCTTCTTATAAGCATCTGCCCATTTTGCATAAATTGGATATGGGAAGGTAGCACCTGCACCTGTAATTTCAGCAGCATAAGCTGCTGTACCAATAATCGTTGCTGCTGCAACAGTGAGTAGTCTAGTTAGCATATGGTTTTCTCCTTTTAATGCTAACCATAATTTATCACACTATTGTGACAGTATTATGACACTAACTTCATTCCATAATTATTAATTTGATCTGGAATTACTAGTCCTGCTTTTTTTATTAGTTTGTTATTTTTAAATGGACGATAATCAACATGGTGGTGCCAACGATTAAAACGCCATACTACTCTTGCAACATCAGGATGTAAATCAGCTAACATCTGTGATTTTGCCATTGTGCCTTCTTGTTTGTAAAAGTCAGCAGTATTGCCACCTGCCATCCGCTGTGTAGTAACTTTTCCAGCTAAAAAAGTATTAAATTGTATAGTACAAAACCCATCTTTTAATACTCGCAATGATAGATCAGTATCTTCATTGTATCGTCCACGCCAACGATATGGTATATCGTTTTGTATAAGAAGAATAGAATAAATTCTAGTGTTCAATACAAATGGTGGCACCGCATCAGTTGCTTTGCAGAAACTATAATAGTTAAATCCACTTATTGGAACATTTTCATATCTGTCTACAAAATCTTCTGCAATTTTAAATATTGTTCCGCTTTTAACTTCTGCTTTAACATTGCGATTAAAACGATGAAACGCATCAAAGTTATCATCTAATACCCAATGCTTAGTTGCGCCTTGACTTATACTATGTTCCCATGCAAAGTTTCTAGCAGCGCCAGGACCTTTGCTCTTAGTACTTCCAAGGTCATCGCATGTATCATATTCATCTAGATATTTTTGGTCAAGCACAAGAATTTTTTTAGGATCAATGACAGCGGCATATTTGTCATATTCACTTGCTTCAACCACAATATGATATGGCACATTGATTTCTTCCAGTGCTTTACTGGTTAGCCTAGATTCCCATCTGCCTTTAGACACGATATAAACTGGATGATTAGGATTCATCTACCCACCGCTTGCTTGCGTTAAGACCACGAACTAGTTGAGGGTGCCAAATGCTTTTTGTTTTTGGAGTAAGTTTTTGACCAATTAATTTACTAAATTCTTCTAATGCCTCTGCACTGTCAAATCTTACAATGATCTTAGCAAATGGCTCTTGTTTCTCTTGCACAAATTCAGGCATGTTTTTCCATTCATCTCGTGGATTAAATGTATGAGTTTCCTCTTCTTCAAACAAGTTGTTATTAAGCTGCTTGGTCATTATTCTTCCTCAAATAAATTATTAAACACAGTGTTAATTTTAGCTTCTTCTCTTTTTTCAACAATTGCAATACGAGCACGAGAAATATCAATATATTCTTGGCTCATCTCAATGCCAATAAAATTAAACCCGCCATTGATTGCTCCTCGCCCAGTTGACCCCGACCCCATAAAAGGATCAAGAACAGTCCCGTTAGGCGGTGTTACCATCTTGCACAAGTAAATCATTAAATCAGTTGGTTTTACTGTTGGATGTGTATTTTTTCTAACAGTTGCGCCGCGCTGATAAGCGTTGTTAGCATCTACTTTGCGACCGTCATTTGTTTTTCCACCTTCAAAATCATCTAGTCCATCATTGCGATCTTGTGGACTTGCTTTTGCGCCATAGAAAAACTTTGACCATTCTGTTTCTATGCTGCCATCATGAATAAAGTTTGCTGGCCAACGACCAAGATCATTTGGTTCATACTCTACGCCATTTTGATCTGTATAATATGCGTTAGGACGAAACCCATGCTCTGCATTTTTCTTATCTTGTGCCGCCCATCCAGTCCCTATCATGGCTTTTGGTGGTTCGCCTTCAACGCGAGTAGCATCAATATTCAGTGCACCTGTGCCATACTTTAGTACATTTTCTGCAACAGTTTTTTCACCCAACGGTTTTCTTGCTACGCAAATTGGTTCATGCGATGGTTTAAGTGCAGTCCCCCATCCGCTCCATTGTTGCGCTTCTGGCGTTGCGGGATTATCATTTGTAATTCCACCTTTGCGTTCATCGCTCATAACGCCATTATTTGGAAGAGTTGCTGTTTCTCTGCTTTCACCAGGCCGCTGTTCAATTGCAGATTTAATATTTTTACTATGTGAACCGCCTGTTAATATCTTGGCATCAATTGCTTTACTAACATCATGGTTCTTTGGAAACCCTGTGCCATACACCCACATAATTTGGTCACGAATTTCAAAACCAGCATCTTCAATGGCAACCGTCATGCGATGATATGTGCGTGAACCACTAAAAGCAAGCATATGTCCGCCTGGTTTTAACACACGCAGAACTTCACGCCACATATCCGTATTATATGCGATGCCACTGGCATCCCAACTTTTACCCATAAATCCAAGTTCATATGGTGGATCGGTTACAATGCTATCAACGCTATTGTCAGGTAGAGTTTTGAGTTGAACACGACAGTCGCCGTGCAGTAATGTTACATTTGCCATACATATAATTTACCATTTCGTATAACTACTGTCAAGATAAATAATTCAAGAGGATTTAAAAGATGCCATCAGCACAAATTATTAACGCAACCGCAAGTAGTTCGCAAAGTACTTCTATCACAAGTACAAAGGTAAAAGTAACAGCAAATGCTAGCGTTCATTATGCAGTAGGCGTAAGCCCAACTGCTTACATTGGTAACTGTGATGTGGTACCTGCTGGTACTACCAGATTTATCAATATGGAAGGTCTTAACAACAAGATTGCATTTGTTACTACCTCTGGTACAGCAGAAGTTAGCGTAGTTAATGTTGGCTTTGTTGCAAACAGTGCAGTTAGCGGTTAATAAACAATATATAATGTTAAATGACATATTATCAAGAATTAAAACATTTTATAGATAAATTACCTCAACCTTGGCAAATTTATGATTATCTTGATCCTATCAATACTATAAAAAATAAATTTAATTCTAATGAATATCCTATTATTAATATAAGCAATGATTTGGAATTTTCAACTTCTCAAGATATAGTTAACGAAATTGAAAAAATTTATGACAAATTTTTAATTTTATCAGGAAATTTACAATATTGGTATAAACCAACAAATAATATAGTTTATTTTCCTTGGTTCTTGTATACAACCTCATCTGACAACTTTGATACTAACTTAATTAAAAATTCACAAAGAAAATATCTAGTATCTTGCTTAAATGGTCGCAGCAGACCGCATCGCGTTGAAAATTTTGTCAAGATGTCTACTAAGTCATGGTTTGATAAAACATATTATACTATCTTCAACAATTATAACCATGAACATGAAGGCAACGAAACAGAAGTGCAATATGCTAATAAAAACATATTGCCTACATTTTTAAATTTAGTAAAAGATAAACCTAGTTCTTACCCATCAGTTATGACTGTTAGTGATCCCGCATGGCATAATAGTTACATAAGTTTAATTACGGATGCTTCTGTTAGCAATTCATCGTATTTTATATCTGAAAAAACATATAAACCATTAAAATGCGGCATGATTCCTCTTTATATAACAGGCGTAGAAATTGTAAAATTTTTACGAGAAATTGGATTTGATATGTTTGATGATATCATAGATCATAGCTATGACACAGAATCAGATTGGCATAAACGAATTGATATGGTACACGACCAAATAGATAAAGTAAGTGGTTATGATTGGCCTAAAATTTATGAAGATACACTTGAACGCAGACTTGCTAATAGTAAATTGTTTTATAGCGAAGATTTGCTAAAGAAATTAACTAAACATATAACTTTAGATACATCGTTACCAAATATAAACATAAGTCAGCCAAAAATAGTTGAACATAAAAAATATTGGAATTTTATAGAAAATTCTATTTCATTTTGGAATTTGTTTGATTTTGAAAAAACTAAGAAATTTGATATGGACACAGATAAAATAAAATCTGGTATTAAAAATGATAAGCTAATAATAGATTTATCAAATTGTCCATATAATGATACCACAGAAAAAATAGTTCCTGAACTATCAAAAACATTTGATGATTTTTTAATACTAACTGGTGATGTAAAATATCTTAATAACGCATTAGATAAAGCTGCGTATTTTCCATATTGTTATCTTCAATCACACGACCATAAACCATCACCACTTTTAGTTGCAAATTCTTATAGACACTATCCTATATCTTGCTTAAATGGTCGTAGTAGACCGCATAGAATAGAAAATTTTGTAAAGTTAGTAAAGAAACCTTGGTTCAATAAGTTGCGGTTTTCAATGTATAATAACTTTGATGAAGCACAAGAAAAAACAGAAAGGCCTGGGTTGCATTTTTGTGACGACACTATATTGCCAACTTATCTAAGTTTATGTGATAGGCTTCCAGAAAAATATCCTATCGATTATTCTGTTCAAGATGAAGCTTATCATAACTCATATATTAATCTTGTAACTGAAACAACTGTTAATACTATAGATTTATATGTTAGTGAAAAAAGTTGGAAGCCGTTTCGTGCGGGTCAGATGCCAATATTTCTTGGCAATCCAACGCTTGTTAATTTTTTTCGTGAACTTGGGTTTGATGTATTTGATGATATCATAGATCATAGCTATGATTTTGAAGATGATTGGCATAAACGAATCGATATGATTCATGAACAACTTGATACAATTGTAGATTATAACTGGAAAAAGATATTTAAAGATACAGAAGAACGCCGATTGGCAAACTATAACCTGTTTTACAGTCAAGAATTGTTAGATAAACTTACTGCACAATTAGATTATGATCATTGGATTGGCAACAATAACTAAATATCTAAAACAGGATTTACCTATGGAAGCCGCAGAACTTATCCGCAAACTAATAGATGTTTTAACACAAATTAACGAACCAGCACAGGCTGCTGCTCCGCAAGGTGCTAAACTTACAGCAGTTCTTGCTCCACAGCCTACTGGCGATTTCCCAGAAGATGAACATACCAACGATGAAACTGGCGGTGTAATGGTGCCTCCACTGCAGCAGAAGATGGAATTACTTAAAAAAATAAGTGGTGTTGATAGCGTTTATGATCAAGGTGAATCTAGCGAAGAGTCACAAGAAGATGAATTATCAATCATCAAGCGTAATGCTGG